TGAGTTCCACTCAAAGTTTCAAGGATGGGAAATGACAGCTAAACGTGATGACAAAACTGGTCAGATCGTTACCACAGTTGGCATGCCTGAGTTTCCAGGACTTGATAAAGTACTAGAAACAGCTGAAAAGATGTATGCTTTTGTTAATACTGGCGCAAAGAAGTAAATATTTTATTATCAGTATATTACAATTAACCGCATAGCGGTATATATTATAGAGTAAGAGAAAGGGCACTTAGGTGCCCTTTCTATTTTGCCTTAAGCCACTTGATTAAATTGTGATACTTGGTATATTGTTCAGTATCATGATTTCCTAACACCGTTCTACTTGGATCATCGTCGCTGGGTTTTATAACCAATGTGCTTCCATGTTCGCCCCAAAACGATTTTATAGTTTCGTAGTTGCTGTCATTTAACAACTGATGTGGAATGTACAAAAACTTATAAGACTTAACTCCCAGTCCTTTCATAATACCGTATCGATCTCTGCCCGGGTGTGCGTAGTAAAAAGGCTTGTTGTTTTTTGTGCCCACTAACCTTGCCACTAACGGATCACGCCATTGTTGATGTGTGTTCCAATAGTTGTTCAACATTAAAATCTTGTCTGTTTTTCCAAAGAATGTTAAAACAGGTTTTTTATGACTAAGCAGAGAATCAACAAGACCTGTGCCTATCTTATTTTTGTATTTTTCAAATATTGAAATGTCGTAGTTTTGATAGTACTCGTATAGAATGTATCCAAGCTCACCAAATGTTTCCTGGCAATATTCTAACGAATCTAATTCATCTTTCCAAATATCAATTTGGTCAAGATCAATGTCTATGTATCGGATGTCATCCATTGAACAAGCCCATCACCATTTCGAGACCCTGTGCTACTTTTTGTCGGTCGTCGTCTGCTCTGGCTTTGGCTTGTGGGGTTTCGGCTTTATCACGTTTGGCTGCGCTGATGTCTTTTTCAGCTTTTGCTGTATAGAGTTCTTTGAAAGAATTAATAAAATCGTTGGCATTAGCATACTTGGCAAGATCTCCTTTGTTGTACATATTGTTGATTTCAAAGCTCTTAGCCAGTCCTTTGACCGCATTAACTAAGTTGCTGATCTTAACATTATTGATATCGCTGCCCGGGTGTTTTTGTAACAAAGGATCTACTTTAGGGGATTCAATTCCCTGTAACTCTGCTAGGTGTTTAAAAACGTCCATGACAAAACTTTCAATGTTTGTACTAACTGTTACTAAATCGTAATTCTTTCTTGTGGTAGTATATGGTTGTTTGACATTGTCACGAACTTTAAATTGAACACCACTGTGTTGTATGCTCATCATTAACAGCTCGCCTAGCACACTAAACATGTTACCATTAAGTAATCCTTTTACTCCACGCTCCGGTGTTGTACGGAATCTGCCCCATGTGGCTAATCTTTCTGGATGAGGCATAAGATCGATCTGTACCCACGCATCTTTGCCCACTGACACGATAGGGTGTCCTGGTTCGGATTCTGGATGTATGAAATTTAGATTAGATGATTTTACAAACTCGTCTTCTAGTTTGTACCAATATCCCTGTGCTTGTGCCGTGGTCATATTGGCAGTTTCTTCTGTTTCGGGAACTATTATCTGTAGGTCTATGTCACCATAGATTTTATCTTCTGGATCTACATCGTGATAAGCAGAACTGCCTGTGGGATGTCCTAGCTTGACAGGCTCAACTCCTTTGCTGTTAAGGAATTGATTAAATTTATCAATAAAAGTCTGCATGGTTGATAACGCAGATTTAACTGTGCTAGGATTTATTACAGTAGATTGGGTAGCTTTGGTATCCCACCCGCCCTCTAGAATTATTTCATTGATGCGCATTAGGGGTTATTCCCCTTCTGTGGCTTTTGTGATCGTAAAATCATCTCGGCTCATGTTTGGATAACGTGTTAAAACTTTATCTAAAACATCAGCAGCATTTTCACCTTCGATTCTAGCAGTTTTTCCAGATGCGTTGTGTGTCACAGAGTAAGTACCTGGGCCGTCATCCGCTGCCGGCTCTTCTTCTTTGGCTTCAGATGCGTATGAGTAAGGTAGTCTATCTTTAATGTCAGCTATAGCTTTAGTGACATCATATCCGCCGGCAATAATATCTACAGAATTTGTTTTAATTTCATCTGCCTTAGCCTGCATCGCTCTGATGATCTCTTTTAGTAGTCCAGGAAACAGTTCGGCAAACTTTTGATCGCCTCGGTTATAACTTAGACTTTGATTACCGTTGTTCATCTGTCCGGTAGGAGCATGCATCTGCCATTTGCCGTTTTCATCTTCTTGATTTTGTTTATCAAAAATACTAACGATTGGGCCTTCTGGAGCATAGCGTTCAAACCAACGTTGTCCAGAACTAGATCCTGTACAGAAACTTGCGTTAAATCCATGCGAGTTGTTAAAGTTGTAACAAGCACCATAGTTATACGGTAAGGTAATTAAGAAACGTTCGTTGTCAATCAGTGTAGTTTCTTTCTTTTCACGCTTATGTTTTTCAATTGTTTCAGCATCTTTGATACGGCGCAATTCTTCTCGATACTGTCTATCATTAATAATAGCCTGTATTTGACGTAGGTTTTTAAATTTGTTGAAGTCTTGATGTTGTGTTGATAATTTGCCACGTATGCTCAAAGCCTTCCAAGCACCAAGTGCATCACCACCTTCACCGTTGATATCTTCGAAGTCAGCGATACCGTTCATGTACATACGTGTTAGCCATTCATCAAACTTACCGTCTTGACTTAGGTCACCGTAGTCTGTGGATCTCAACGATCTATCTAATAGCTCGCTCCAGAGATTTAAAATAGCTTGATCGTCCGGTTTAGGACCTAACTTGGCAACATCTGCCTTAGGTAATGAACCATCGTGACGCATGGCGATGCCCAACATTTTAATTGTTTTTGGGTCTTTGATCTTATTAGCAACATTAGCTTCAGCAAGATCTTGCATTTCTATAACTTGGTCTAGTTTCATCCTGATATCAAAGCCCTTTTAAAGAATGCCAGTATAGTGCCTAGCTTTTTAGTATCTCCGTTGGAAATATCTGTTAATAATTGACGAGGACCTTCAGGAAGTGTTGATGTGTATGTTGATCCATAGTCCTTGCGGATTTCGCCTGTTTGTTCTGGGTAGTAGTGTGCCGCTGCCATTAATATGGCAATTTGAACAGAACCATTAATGAACCCCGGAGTATCTTGCGATCCTGATTCTAATTCTTCAACCGCAGTCATCAATGATTCTACGTGTGCTAATTTTTTCTTGGCTTTGGCGAACGCATCATTCTTAATTTGATTAGCAATGTGACCTTTGATATCAGCGATAGCTGAGTTAGTAGCCCTGATCCAAAGAGGACGGAATTTTTTAACCAATGCTTCTTTGTTAGTTTCTTGTGGGCCTGCGCCAACTTTAGCATCTGCTCTTTTTTTCTGTTTATCTTGTACATCAGAAGTATTCTTGCCCACAAAGAATTTAGTTAGTTTTCCTATTTCACCTTTAAGGAAATCAATAACGTTTCCGCCTCGATCGCTTCTAAATTCTTTAATTTCGCCGCCTTTGCTGGCAATGGCATGATATGATCCGCCTTTGGCCTGTATAGCTCCGGTACCTGTTTGACCGTGGATGATAACCCACGATCCTCTGTAGGAGTCTTTGAGTTCTGACCAACTGATCTTATCTACAGATTTGTATGATTGATCATGGGCTAATCCTTTTTGGGTATGTAAATTTTTAACGATTTCATCACCGCCGGGTTTATTCTGTATCATAGCCATAGATGTGCTGACTTCTGGTAAGAAGCTTTCGCACATTTGGGCAAATAGTTTGTGGGTTTCTATGTTCATAGTGATATTTATCTGTAGGTTAGTTGCTAACAGATTTCATTAGTTACACCAAGATTGTTTGGCATCACCGTAGTATTCGCGGGCAAACCCGTTGGCAATTAGTTGAGCACGTAGGCTCTGTCCGTTTAGAATGATGTCGCCCAAGACACGCCCACCAAACTTATCCCATCCATAAAGGACCACTTGTCGCTTTTGACTGGCTGTAACGAGATTTTTAGTGAAAACGCTTGCGGCTTCTCCCCGTTGTTTTTCTGAATCACATTGTCCGCGGAAACCTTTTTCTGGAGTATCGACGCCGTAGATTCTGACGGCAAGCTCAGGTTTAAGTGGTTGTGGTAAAAAGGGTGCGGCGATAACAATCGTATCGCCGTCGCTCACTCTTAAAATTTGTGCGTCATATGTAACGCCTTGAGGTTGTTTCTGTGCAAATGCTAGAACAGGTACAGCCAGTAATAATAGTAGTAGTTTCTTCATTGTAAATCCTAAATTAGTTATAAGAGTATTTATTGCCAAGAAACCATTTTAAAACGTTCGCGGGCAATGCCAAAGTAATCACATTTCCACGCACTTTGAGCAAAGAAGTCTAAATGATGCCATTGATCTTTATGTCTAAGGATGTCAGCAGCAGCAGAATCCCAGTCAATTGACAACAGGATAGGTTCTACAGATTGTTTAACTGCGCATATTTCTGTGTAGTCAAAGCTGTCCCATTCCCAATGTAAGACTTCAAAGGCGTTGCCTGCACGATCAACATAGTCCATTGAAAAGTCTAGTCCCCACTTGGGTCTTAGTGCTAGTATTTTGTGTATCAGCGGAAGCTCGCGAGCCCATTGTTCAAGTTCTGTTAGAGCAGGACCTGAGTAGGCCTTGCGTTCAAATAACAAACTGTGGTTGAGTATTGCGCCTTCAGTTTTGTGAGCTTGCGTAAACCAATCCCACTTGAGTGCGTGTATGTGATCACGATGGGTTTTAGGCTTAGCATGATTGCTGTAGGCATAATGTTTTTCTAACTGAGTTAGATCGTAGCCATTCTGGTCAAATAGATCTAGATCACTGTGCGTGGGTACATAGAGTATTTTCTCTACGGGCTTGTCCCAGTAACCGTTAGAGTCTAACTGATTACTTGTTAAAGTTACTCTGGACATCTTTGCTCACGCATTCATAGCATTGACATTCATTGCAGTCGCATCCATCAGTCATGCAACTGTGACCACAATGTTTGCCGCACCAGCAGAGACATCCTTTGTTCTCTAATCTCTTATACGTTCCGGTATCTTCTGTCATAGTTGTCTCCTTATGCTCCGCGCAACATACAGCCGTTAAACCAGGTGATTGCTGGGCTATCAACTGCCGTAACAGATACAGAACCGCCCGAACCTTGTTGAACATATATTTCAAAATAGTCGCTGGTGCCATTTGCGTAGACCACGGAACTTACTTGCATGGCCCAGAAATTTGCGGCAATTTGTGTGCCTTGTTGGTTTGTGCCACGCTTGTATGCTGCGCCGTTTTTGTAAAGAACAATCATCATTTCGCCGGTGCCCGAAGCGCCGTCCAGTCGAACTTCTGCGTTTAATTGATAATATCCTTCAACTGTGGGAGTGAATCTTGAACTGGCATAGTTACTGTTGGTATCAAATTCTTCTGTCTGGAACAGCACTTTGGTTAGGGTGCCATTTGAAATCGTTTGTAAAATAGCAGCCGCATACGCAGAGAATGCGGGGCCGTTGACTGCTTGCTTACCACTAACAGAAATTGGTCCCGGAACACTGAACGCACCTGCATCAGATAAACTTAATATTGTTGCACTATACGCACTGTTGATAATCTCCACCGCACCTGTGCTGTTTAAACGGAATGTCTTGTTAGGATTAGTAGCACCGCTGGTAGTGTTAGTGGCTCTCAAGAAGTCAAAGTAGCCTGTGCCGCCTTGTGTATCTTTACCTGTTGTGGTAATAGCATAACCTGTAGCTGTGCCTGGAGTATAGGTTATACTGGCAGCACCACTGGTTGTTAGACTTGTTAGTGTGCCAACTGATGTTAGACTACTTGTGACTACTGTAGATTTCAATTCTGTGCCAGTTAGTGTGCCTGCCGCGGCTGTAACTGTAATATCAGCACTGCCATTAAAGCTAACACCGTTGATGTTGCGAGCAGTAGTTAGTGTAGGAGCACTACCAGTCCAGGCTGTTGTCTGAGTTGTAGTATCTGGGAATGTAATCTTAGTTGTGTCAAATGTCCAACTGACAGTTGAGCCTAACCCTGGTAGGCCACTAGTTAATGAAATATTGGCATTGCCACTTGCGGCACTGATTGCTGTTCTAAAAGGATCGCCTGGAGCAGGTGTTGAGTTAATCCATACAATGCTACCATTGATACTACCTGCTATTGTATTAGTGACTGTTAGGTCAGTCAGTGTGCCTACACTTGTTAAACTACTTGTAACTACAGACGGAGCAAGCACAGTGCCTGATAACGCATTAGCATCAACAAAGCTAGCGGCTGCTGAAATCACGCTGGTAAAACTTCTCAAGTCCCATACAGATACAATTCTAGCCTTAGGAGTATTAGTGTAACTATTTTTAGTTTCATAAACAACTTTATAAAGTGGACGGAATTCTACAACAGGAAAACCTGTTAGTTCTAAGTCATTCCACTCAAGAGCTTCAGCATCACTTTTATTAGAGTGTTGTGATTGACCTATAACTCCCATCACTGGATAGTTTATATTGTTGGTAGCAATGATAAATGTAACACCAAACTTGTTGTTGTCGATATCAGGTGTTGACCAAGTGCCTGCTGTGTTTAAGTTACACACTGGACGAGCTGATCCTCTCTTTAACGGGAAGGTAGTTGGATCATCTCTTACCCATCCTGTTGTTCCAGACAGATAAAATATTGGTATTTGACTTGGACCAGTTAGATCTTGTTCCCAGGTGTTGGCAGTAGGTGTGTTAGTGCTGACAACTTCTACTTCTAAGTCTTCATCAAAGAATGTGCCCGAGGCAATGTCTAGTTGTATGTGCGTGTTTAGTGATCCATTACCGCCAAGTATATAGTTAGTGGCACCAAAGCCGGTGGCAATGGCTGCGCCGCGTGTACGGTGTAGGTATTCGTGTGTTTGCCAATCTAACACAATGCCGTGACGCTCGTCAGCCACTATAGGTGCTTTGCCGGTGCCTGAGTTCCAATAGACATAAGCTGTAGGAGCTTGGTTAGGCCAATCAAAGAATGTAGTTTGATACTGTAGTGCGCCTGCGGCATCAAAGTATATGTAATACAGGCCAGATGTGTTAGGAATAGTTACAGTACGAGTTGTGCTGATAACAAACTTAACACCCTTGACCCATACATTATAAGAACCGCTTACTGGACTAATTGTAAATGTTCTAGTTGAATCATTAAACGAAATAGTTGACTGACTCTTGTCAGCGTGTCCCATTGGTTCTGTTGTAGCAGAGAACACTTCCTGGATTGGTCCAATGTCTGGTATAGTTGGCTTGTTCTTGATAAAGTCTAAACTTGCATTGTTAGACTGTGTCCAATCACTTTGTATCTGTGCAGCTGGAATTGTAGGCTTGTTAGTTAAGTCAGTATAACTACCACTAAATGGTGCGGCTACACTGATAACACCTGCGTTGATAGTTATATTGCTACCAATCTTGACACCACCCAATACTGTGTCAGTTGCTGTTGGTAAAGTGTAAGCACTGGGTATTGTTGGCTTGTCTGTTAAGTCATTATAGCTACCCGAGAACAATGTGGGCTTGCCAGTTAGACTGGCGTATGCTCCATCAAACAACGTTGGCTTGTTAGTTAAATCAGTATAGCTTCCACTGAACAATGCTGGTTTGTTTAGTATCTGTGCTAGTCCAGAACTGGCATTCCAATCACTATTAACTTGCGCAGCTGGAATTGTAGGCTTGTTAGTTAAGTCAGTATAACTACCACTAAATGGTGCGGCTACACTGATAACACCTGCGTTGATAGAGATGTTGCTACCAATCTTTACACCACCTAATACTGTGCTAGTTGCTGTAGGTAATGTGTAGTCGCCACCACCGCCTGAACCACCAACAATGATTCCACCAGGAGTTTCACCGTCACTTATACGTATAGTGTTGGTATTTGAGTCGTACCAAAGACGATCTTTCTCGCCTATGCGAGTTTCACCGTCGTTATAGTTTCTTCGTTGAGTTCGTAAATCTTGCGTGAAAGCCATCTAAATACCCTAGTTAAGAGTATTTATCGGGTTCTAAAGATTGGGTTAGATGGATCGTGCTCGATTTCGTCTTGAGTAAGTTTACGGATAATTGGACTGTCTTTGCCTGCTTTTGCTTTATCCAACTCTAGCTGCTGCTGTAACGGTGAAACCATTACTGGATTATCGTCTTTTTCTTCTGGATTTACGGGCGGAGAATCGTTAGAGTCTTTGCCGTCTAGGCTGTCAATAATGTCGGCTAACGCCCTCATGAATTCTGCTGCTCTCATAGTGTTATTTATCGTTGTTATTTTACAATAGGTCCGCCTGTGACCCACAGCTCACAGCTACGAGTTCCAGCGCATTTAAAGTGTAGTAGATTGCAGTAGCCCAAATCCGCTGCTTCACGAGTCTTTTCAGCATCGTAAGCTTCTTTGCCCATACCATCGTGTATGCACTTGTACATTGCGTCAGTGATATTAAATGCCGCACAGTTTCCGCAGGTCATTGTCTTGGCAGTCTTTTCCGTAATATCCCATTGCTCGGCTGCTGCCTTCCAGTAGTTGCCTGGCTCATCGGGATTAGCAGGACCGTAGTGATGTTTGTCTATAGCCGTTTGTCTGTTTTTTACATTGACTTCTAAATCGTATGTGGCAATCGGACAGCCCTTGTTGGCTGCTTCTACGATGTTTATATATTTTCTGTACATTACTTATAGTCCGTAGTAACTCTTAGTTGTGTTATAGTTTTGTGTGATTTCAGCATCACTTAATGTTCTGCTATAAATCTGTATGGCTCCCATGCCGCCGTTGAAGTTAGGGTCTGGAGGATTGCCCCAGTTTGACTTGCCAATATAACAATTGGCTCTAACACCGGCTACAGGGGCTGCTACAGTTCCTGTACCTGTCATCACTCCATCTATGAATACTTTTCCCACAGTTCCTGTGGGATTCCATGTGGCACACACATGATGCCAGCCAGTGTTGGGCTGTAGTTCAACTGTAGATTGAACAGTATCTCCACTAGGGCCGACCCACAACGCAGGCATGCCATTTGTGCCTAATGTGGAAGACAACAACACATTGTCCGAGCCTGCATCACTGCCAAAGTCTATGATACGGTTCCAGTTGGGTACGCTAATAACATAAACCCAACTTTGAATTGTATAGCCAGCATTGGTAAAGTAAATGCCTGGCGGGCATTGAGCGTATTGTGCGTCTGAACCGTCGAATGCTAGTGCTCCACCTAGAGCCTCACCGTAGGCAATGTCACCATATACCGTAGCGTGATTGTTGTTGCCGCTGAGATCATACCACGTATCCTCGCCTGGTTCTCTTGACCAACTGTTTAAATTGCGAGCATCTAGATTTAATACCAGTCCTTCTTCAATAACAGTGATAATAGTGTCTGGACTCCAAGGACGTCCTTGTAAAAGTCCGCCTACATTGGGATTATCGATAATATCGTTGCCGTCATACTGTGTTGGTAACTGTGCAATATCGTATTGGTTGTTGGTACGATAATAAGGTTTAGTAGGATCTATACTACCAGTAATTGTGCCGTCTGTAGCAACTACCTTGCCTTGACGCTTGGCCTCAGCAATAGTAAGTTTAGCAATCTGTCTAGCCTCTTTATCTGCTCCACCACCGCCACCTAACTCGGTTGCGTATATGGTAAAGGAAGTACCATTGGGAATCAACGCTATATTAATTTGATCAGCACCACTGCCACTTAAATTGCCAGCGGCAGTAGTAACGTTCCAAATGGCAACACCAGACTCACTTGGATCATTAGAGGTATTGGTGCCATCAGGTTGAGTCATTGATCTTGTAAAACTAGGTTGTCCATTACTGGGCACAAAAGTCCAGTTTCTAGCACCGGCACCTAGGGCAATTACCTGTGCCATGTAAGCATCTATTGCGCCGCCATCTTTTCTAATGGCAAATCCAGCACCGTATGCGTCATAGTTGAACGTGCCCACTGCTACTAGATAACTGCTGGCTTGAGTATAACTGTTTGCTGTTAAGCCAGTTGGTATTGCTAGTGTTGATATTCCGTTTAGGGCCATTGTGTCATCCTCTGTGGGTATTTACCGTTAAGGTGCTTGATACCAGTAAAATGTTACGTCATTGCCAGCAGGAATTATTAAACCACTAACATCCAAACTTAGTTGCCGGGTTTCTTGCCCATGAAAAGTAATAGCCGAGTTATCCGTTACTACAACATCTGTGGGTGTGCCGTCGTTGCTGACTGTTCCTGTTGCTCCAACGGGAATGTCAGCCGCTGTGGGATAGTCTGCTAAAAGAATCATAAAATTACCGTTCCCTCCACTAGAATATCCATTAATCCACTGACGTACTGCTAGAGAAGTGAGAACGCCTAGCGGAGTTCCCGCCGTAGATCCAATAATACCTGCTATAATACTCATATTATGGTCCTTCCCATTCTGCTAAACCAGTGCCGGATATCATCCACTCGTCGGCGCCTATTTTAACCAGTGTGGCCATAGCACCGCCATTTCCAGCACCTAATTCGTAGTACCCGACAGAACTAACTCCAGCACCGTGGATCGTCATATTGTCGGAGTCTTCGGGACCAACAACAATACTGTACATGCCAGGTTTAATCACTAACACTATGGCAGATCCAATGGGCATTGGTGCTGAAGCATCTGTTGGCACTATTATTGAATTACCTTCAGTGCCGTCGATTAAAATATGACGACCACGATCACTGGCTTGTAAAACATAAACTCCCTCATTGTATCCTGTTGGAAAGTTTTGCGGAATATCTTTTAAGAAACTTTCACCGTTACTATCAACAATGTCACCAGGAACAGTTAAGTTACCATCTTCACCAAATGTCCATCTGCGTAGTGTTGAGTCTGATAAGTTGATGTCAATGTTGATAGCGTTTTCACTGCGGATATCGCCTGGCAATGTTAAATTACCGTCTGTGCCAAATGTCCAGGTATGTTCAAACTCGTCGTCTGTTTCAATATACGCACCATTGCTATCGACCCAAATAAAATTATTATTGGTATTATCTGCTAATGCGGCATCGCCTCCCGAGGCTGCTGTTATCTGCCCATTACTAAATGTTTCACCATTGGGGAATGTTAAACTACCATCCGCCCCAAATCGCCAATTAAATGTACTGCTGTCCGGAGTGTCTATGGTGATGTCAATGTTGGTAGAGGATTTAATACCACTGTCATCTGGGAGTGTCAGAGTACCATCTGAACTAAACAACCATTGTTTATCAGTTACTTCTACTGCAATACCTCCGTCACTGGAGATGCTAAAAGCCTGTAACGCTTGTATGCGGCAGTTATTACCGCCAAACAATATTGGAGCACCATCTGGCAGTGTTAAACTACCATCTGTGCCAAACTCCCAAACGTTGTTAACAGTGTACGAGTTCACAAATGTGGTTATCTGTATCTTACCGTCAGTGGTAGTACGCACATTGTGATCGTCAGTGCCCAGAAAGATACTGGTTTCTGTTAAATCACCTGTGGTCAAGTGTAAGTGATGATCACCATATGCGGGTGCGTCGCCGTTGATCAATACTGATTCAACACCTACATTCGCAGGATCGTAGTTATCTTCTTCAGGTGATACACGCACTCTAAATTCATAAGCGTCACTGTCTAATGTGAAAGTAAAATTACCGTCACCGATGCCATCCAACGCTACCGTACCTGACATTGTTGTGGATATGCCGCTTCCTTCAGGCACAATCCACCAGTAGAGCGTTTCATTAGCACGGGTTGAATCGTACACATTAAATTCAACAGTATCGGACACTGCCCAAGTAATGTTATTGGTGGATAAGTAAATACCGTTTTCTGTGTTTGAGTACGAACCACCGCCTTTGATCACCAACTTCTGACTGACCACAGTTGGATTATCAGGAGTTAGTTGAATAGTTGGATTGCTGGTAACCGTGCCTTCTGTGATTGTGCCGCCTTGTGGCAATGTCACAGTTCCTGTTGATCCCAATACCAGTTGGTTAACACCGTTGACCAGTCTATCATCAGCGCCACTTTCTCTGTATACAGTGCCTATCAAGAAATCGCTACCAGTGGGATCCATACTTGCACCTTCAGTGACAGTAATGTCACCGCTGAAGTCTGTATCAATTTTGTCAGCATCAACTACTGTGAGGTCGCTGGCATCGTCAAAGAATGTGCCACTAAAGTTAGATGCAACAAAGTCCCATTCTCCCACAGAGAATGTTGTGCCGTCTGCGCTGACCTGAGCAACTGAAGCAGAAAATGTAGTACTGTCAAAATCTCCGTAGCCGCCACTCAGTGCCACATAGCCATCTTTGACTGCTAGATTGCTGGCACCTGCTTGAAAAAATGCGCCAGTAAAACTCCAACTTGATGAATTTTCCAACAGGCGTTGCCATAACACCGCGCCGGCTGTGCTGTACTTGGCCAACACTGAGTGAATGTCTGCGTAAGGTGCCCCGTCTTCATTGGGATTTTCAATACCAGTAATGCCCGATAGATATAGGCAATCATCTGCCCCAACTACAATGCTAGTGCCAGATGTGTCACAGTTGCCTGTTACTCGTCTGCTCCACTGTGCCACGCCACTACTGTTAAGTTTAAGGATACTTAACGCAACCCCTGGCTCGTTAGTCTTGTTATATTGCCCTGTTACATAGATGTTGCCCGCACTGTCAATGTCGCAGTCTGCTCCGCCACAATCGTATCCATCGTCAAACTGTATGGCCTTCTGCCACTGTATTGCTCCCGAGCTGTTGTACTTGACAACCAACATACGGTCGTTAGAGTCAATATCTACTTCGTTTAAAGTCCAAGTGCCATCTGCGCCAAAGTCCACATTTGATTCTGATACTAAAATTCTGTAGGTTGAAGTCTGTTGGGTTCCTGCAAAACTATTAAATGTTGTGACAGCACCGCCGTCTGTGACTGAAACAGTTGCGGTTAAATCATTAGCAGGGCTGGTACCACCTAACTGTGTTCCAGGAACTACTACAACATCTCCGTCAACATAGTTTGCGCCCGCGTTTTGGAACGCATACGGATGTTCTGTGTAGGTGCTGCCAGAATCAAGGGCCAGATTGAATACTAATCCTGAACCAGTTTGATAGTTAGTGCCTGCTACTCCATTATATGTATTTGGCGTTCCTGCGCCGCTACCGTAAAATCCTGCAGCCACGCTGGTAATTGAACCGCTATCAACTCCGGTGACAGTAAGAATAATATCTGAGTTAAGATCTGCCCCACTAATTGCGGTATATGGTATTTTGATCTTGTGTCCTGATAGATAGTTTGAGCCACCGTTGGCAACAGTCACAGGGTTAGCAATTGACCCATCACCTGCGATTGTTACATTAAATGTAGCACCACTACCTTCTTGAACTGTGCTAGTCAAACCTGAATAACTGTTGATGAATGTTACATCTGCGTAGCCAGTGATGCCACTGCCCGCCACTTTCCAACTGGTGGTAAATGTATCATTGCTCAAATCACTTCTGTTGATGACCAATACTTCTACACCGCTGCCAGTCTGTGGTGTTACTGAGTATGAATCTACAACACTGGTATATTGATCTATATAGCCCACAGTGACCACGTCACCGTTGGCGCCAACACCCATACCGTATGCGTAGTCATAGCCTTGGCCGTCAAATTTTCTACTCCAAATTACGGAACCATCGGTGCTGTCAACTTTGGTCGTTGCGATGTATTGTCTGGAACCATCTTCAAGGTAACCAACCATAACAGGATTACCGTCGCTGGCCACATCTACAACTGGGCTTTGGCCAGACATAATGGATGAATCTATGCCGGTGGCTCGATAAATCTTGCTCCACTGAAAGCCGCCATCAGCCAAATCAATCTTGGTCAACATGGCGTCAGAATCTTGTGATTCATTGTCAAGACGGTCACTGCCTGCGATGTAAACGCTACCGTCATTACTGTCTACTGCTAGGCCCCATCCGTCTGTGTAGGTGCCCGCGCCAAGTCTTTTTTGCCATAGGATTGTGCCTGTGGTGGAGATCTTGGCCACTGAGAAATAACTGCCTGTACCGCCAAAAGGATTAGTGTAGTCTATTGCGTGACTAAACAAACAGATGAGATTACCTTCAACATCATACTCCACGCTCATCGCGGCCGCAACCACATCGTCTGGAGCGCCTTCAACTGATTCAAATGTCTGTACCCAAACATTACTATCACCCGTAACACCGCCTAATACTGAGTTGCCATTGCTGTCTAAAATGTCTCCGCCTGTTGGTAGGGTTAGATTACCATCTTCCCCAAATTGCCATCTACGCAGAGTACTATCACTTAAATTGATTTCAATATTGATGTTGCCTTCGCTCTTAATGTTTCCTGGAATAGTTAAATCACCATCAGTATCAAGTATAACTTGTTTGCTGCCGCTGACTAATCTATCAGTTTCAGCACTTGGAGTAACATACGAGTCAATGTCGTTGATGAATCCGCCTTCCTCGCCTTCGCCACCTGGGAATGAATCTGTTTCAGTCCAAGTTGCTCCACCGTCAGTTGATATAAAGAATTCTTCATCATCGTTGCCCATATAGAATACGCCATTACTGTAGTGTAGGGCATCAATGTATTGTCCGTGACTCCAAGTTATTGTACCAGTGTTGGTATTAACTGGCCAATATGTGATAGTGTTCCACGGTGTGGTTAATGCTTGATCCGTGTATAACTCGTATGTGTAAGGAGAATCGTCGCCAACTTGCTTAATATAATATGTGCCATTATAACTTTGATTAGTAGTTCCTGGTTCGCCTTCTTGAGTGGTCACTCCTGTGATAACAATCTTTTCACCGTCGCCTTGACGGCCACGATTACCAGTCCATTCGATTGTTGTAGTTGTTCCGCGAATAATATCACTGATACTGGATGTGTAAGGTTTAGGAATCACTACGGTTGGATCTGCTGGCTCTGCTGGCCAATACATGATCTGACCATCACCAGTGCCTATGACAATAGTTGATACACCGTCGTATTCGCCTACAACTATTTCTGATGGATCTGGGTCATATCCCACAGCCGCTTCAAATTCAGGATCTAAATCTTCAACGGCAAAGTACTCAAACGAACCCACTCTAGGATCTTCATTTGCGTTGAAGCGCCAATCTTCATCATCGTCAAATACATGCCATCCTCTAAGACCTTCAGCGGCTGTTTCTACCCAAACCACTTCCTCCCAATCGGATTCTGCCTGCTCAACATTGGTTGTAGCGTCTAGAGCGTCTGTGATGTTTTCAAGGAAGAATCCGCCCCAAGTACTACTGTCTGAGATGATAAAAAATCCTAGATCGTTTTCAGCGATGTCTACGAATTCAGCACTGCCGGTAAGGCTAACTTGTGCTATAAATTCTTCAGAGACATAAGAACGAGTCCAAGTAACGCCATCACTGCTGTGTAGTAATATTGGAAAACTGTTGCCTTCGACCACTTTGCCCACTGCTACATATTTTCCAATACTGCTGAAATATTTTACTTCATTATATTCTTCTTGTACATTTTCAGCAGGTGCTACTTCTGTAGGAGCGGAGTTATAAGCGGAGGCATACCATAGTGATTGGCCATTGCCAACACTTCTATCCGCAGTATAAACAATATTGGTAGGGCCAACAGCCACTCGACCAATGCTATCCAGTGTGCTGGTATATGATGTCCAGTTCTCACCGTCTGTGGAACCGTAGATGACGCCATCGTAGTTTACAGCAACATATCTTGCGGCTGTATTACCGCCACTGGTTTGTCCAGTGTAGGCTGTGGTCTGTATTGTGTTGTCTGGGAATTTTATGCTACCGTCGCCTTGGAATTGCCAATCATGTTCAACTGTACTGTTTACATTTGTGCGGTCAAACGATTTGATAGTCAATCCACTTTGATAGTCATCTTGCCAGTTTACGGAGACCTGTGCTCTTTCTCTGCCAGTTTCGTTTTCACCATCTGGATCACCACTATAGGCTCGAATAAGCTCGGTGTTTCCATCTCCATTGATTGTTACATTGATCCAACGCATACTGCTCGTGCCATTGTCACAGTCTTGTATGAATCTACCACCTTCGCCAATGGAGCCTGCTATAATATCGTCGGGAGCAGTTAGCGAACCAGTCTGTCCAAAGTTCCAAGTATAGCTACTGCTATCTTCACTATTGACTGTGATAGTGATGTCATCGTTACTAGTTAGGCCACTGCCCACGCCGCCAATTTCACTAGTAGCATCTGAATCTTCTGGATCTTCTGCTTCGTTTTCTTCGCCCGGATTAATAACTTTAGTAGCAACCAACTTTCCGTCAACGTTGGTAAGTTTGATATTGTCTAAGTAGATACTGCCGCCTGCGGTATAAACGTGACGCCATTGTTTTGATGGACTACCTAGATCGTAGGTATTATCAGTAGCCGGAATAACATTTGATGCTACGTTTAATAAATCAAGACCTCCTGTGCTGTTATACAGTTCGTCAAAGTTTTCGTTTATCTTATTAAACGCGGTACGTAACGGATCACCATCACCGGCATTTGGCGCTGATCCTAAATTAATTTCTTGTTTTGCCATTATAATCCACCTAATCTTCTAATTGTGTCAAGCTCGTCTTCTTTGCCTTGATGTTTCATAAACGCCAGGATTTCTTTGTATTTGTCCATAGTAACAACTTCGTTTTGACTCAGTTTTGTGACTATTTCAGCAATATCGTGAAGATCAGTGTCATCTTTGACATCTTCTCTGGCCAGCTCTAACAAGCGTAGAAACGTGGGAACATCAAGTTTAATAATATCCATTTTTTAAAACCTTAAATAGCAGTAACATGTATTTATTGGAAAGCTATGATTAACAAAGAACCCTTTTATAAACTGATCGAACAACTAAAATCCGAAGGCAAATATCGTGTGTTTAACGACATTTTGCGTGAGCGAGGCGACTATCCCAGAGCTATTTGGTATGGTCCTTACAATATTAAAAATATCGTTAATTGGTGTTCTAACGATTATTTAGGTATGGGTCAGCACAAAGTTGTCATCGACGCCATGCACACAGCCCTAGATCAAACAGGCGCGGGGTCGGGTGGTACTCGTAACATTGCGGGCACCAGTCATTACCACGTTGCCCTAGAGTATGAACTAGCAACATTGCATAAGAAAACCGGATCTTTATTATTCAGTTCAGCATATGTGGCCAACGAATGGACCCTGGTAGCATTGGCTAAGATTATTCCAAGGATAGAATTTGTTTCAGATTCAAAGAATCATGCCAGCCTTATCGAGGGCATGAGAAACAGCAGAGCTCCTAAGCAGATTTTCAAACACAACGATCTAGCAGATCTAAAAGCCAAGTTAGAAGATGTTATTTCTAGAAACAATGTCCCATGTGTAGTACTTGAATCAGTTTATAGCATGGACGGTGATGTTAGTAAATTAGAGGAAATCCTAAACTTAGCTAGATTGTATGCGGCCATTACCTATGTTGATGAGGTTCATGCCGTGGGCCTGTATGGAGAACATGGTGGGGGCAAATTAGAGGAACTGGGGTTAGAACACCAAGTAGATATCGTTAATGGAACACTGGGCAAGGCTTACGGAGTACAGGGTGGATATATTGCTGCTGACAAGATCATTATAGATGCTGTTCGAAGCATCGCTAGCGGCTTTATTTTTACAACGTCAATGAGTCCTGTAACTTGTGCGGGTGCTTTAGCTGCTGTGAAATATCTCAAAGCCAACAACGATCTAAGAGTTAAGCATCAAGAACGGGCGGCTAAACTCAAACAGTTGTTTAGAGATAACGGTATTCCATTAATGGAAAATAACACGCACATCGTTCCAGTAATGATCAACGATGCCTTTAAGTGCAAGGCCATTAGTGATGCGCTGTTAAATGAACACAGTCATTATGTACAGAGTATTAACTATCCTACTGTTGAGGTAGGAACGGAGCGGTTGCGATTTGCGCCCACTCCGTTTCACACAGATGCTATGATGGAAGAATTAGTAGCTAAATTACGGACGCTTGTCTAATACTTTATCGGCCAATCCCCATTCAACAGCTTCTTTGGCTGAAAGGAATGTATCAAACTTCATAGTCTCATACATTTGATCATAGGTCTTGCCCACTGAATTGTGACGAACATAAAGTTCTGTCAAGCGTTGATTGATACGCTGGCTTTCTTCAAAAGCACGTTTGCTATCTTCAAACTGTAACTCTTGTACATGAACTGACCCACGTGTGCCCGGAGTGCCTGAACTTACACGATGGATCATTGTACGTGATTCTGCCAGTACATGACGCTTGCCTTTAGCTCCTGCTTGTGCTAAGAATGATCCCATGCTACATGCCTGCCCCATAACATAGGTAGCAACATCCGGCTTAATGAACTGCATCGTATCGTAGATAGCCAGTCCAGCTGTGACTAATCCGCCGGGACTGTTAATAAACAAGCTGATGTCCTTGTTGGGGTCTTCACTTTCTAAAAATAGCAATTGTGCCACAATGAGATTGCTTGTGTGATCTTCTACTGGGCCATTCAACATGATGATACGTTCTTTAAGTAAGCGGCTGTAAATATCATAGGCTCGTTCGCCTTTGCCTGTAGTTTCAATTACCATTGGGACTAGGGTCATACTGTTTCCTTGTTGTTAAGTTCTTTATAGTATAAACAAACATTTTGGTAATGTCAATTCTTTTTTTGATTGATTTACATCATTAACTGACTATATAATAGATTTTCCATAAATACTTCATGAACTAGAAGTTAAACATCATGAGCACACTACTTTTAAACGCAGATATGCAACCTATTAGCCTTTTACCTCTGTCAGTCGTTGATTGGCAAGAGGCCATTCGCTATATGGTTTTAGACAAGGCCGAAGTCTTGGAATGGTACGACGACTGGGTTGTGAGATCCGCTCGTTGGGAAACTCAGGTGCCTGCCGTGATCATGCTCAAAGAATACCAAAAGCCAAAACACACTATGCGTATGAGCAAGCGCAATATCTTCTTGCGAGATAGGTATCAGTGTCAATACTGTGGTACTGAAGTCACTGAGGCTAATGCTACATTAGATCACGTGCATCCTGTTTCTCAAGGTGGTAAGACTACATGGGAAAACTCAACTACAGCATGTAAGCCATGTAACTACCGTAAAGCAGCTCATGTGGGCAAGTTTAAACCTAAACAGACTCCATACAAGCCTCACTTTTGGGACTTAGTTGAGAAGCGTAAGCAACGTGGTTTCCATTTTGCTCACCCAAGCTGGGAAAATTATCTAGCTTGACAGAGTGTGTTTAAGGCAGTATAATTACTATATGACTACTACTTTATACAATAACGATTGCTTCACAGCGTTCTCGCACATACCCGATCAATCTATTGATTTGGTATGTGTTGATCCTCCTTACGGAACTACAGCTATCGAATGGGACAAGACTCTAGACTTTGCCAAAATGTGGGCAGAGCTCGAGCGTATTGTTAAACCCAAAGGCAACATTATTATATTTGGCTCACAGCCATTTACCAGTCTAGTAGTTGCCAGCAAGATAGATTGGTTCCGACACGAACTGATCTGGAACAAGAACAAGTGCGGCTCGCCTGGGCTGGCCAAGTATCGTCCGCAAAAAGTTCATGAAAACATTCTAGTGTTTAGCAAAGAGTCTGGCGGCACATACAATCCGATTATGGAAGAAGGTGAGCCTTACAAACGTGAAGCCAAGGACAAAGAGAAAGGTTACGGCACAGGTCGTAACAGTCACAACTATGGCTTCAGCAACAAACCTTTCCTAGGCGGAGAGAATCACGGTACTCGTTATCCTAAGAGTATCCTACACGCATCACGCAACTTCTCAGCACAACAGACTGTGCATCCTACACAGAAGCCCACTAATGTATTGAATTGGTTGATCATGACTTATTCGAACCCTGGCGACACTGTGTTAGACTTTACTATGGGATCCGGATCATGCGGAGTCAGTGCTAAACTAACAGGTAGGAACTTTGTAGGTATCGAAATGGATCAAGGCTATTATAATATAGCACAAGAACGTATTGATGCTGCCGAGTGGGATACAGTTAAAGCCGCAGACAAACAATTATCTACACAGTTGCCCGACGGTGTTCAAACAACACCCGATGTCAAGTACGAGCAAGGTGTGCTTGACGGCATCCGAAACCCAGACAAGAAAAAGAAACCAACTTCCAATTTGTTTATTGAGGAAGAATGAATTATCAAATACATTGCGGTGACAATGTTGAATACTTAAAGACATTAGCCGATAACTCAATTGACAGTTGTATCACCGATCCTCCGTATGGCATGAGCATCGCAGGAGTTGATTGGGATCATAGTGTGCCTCCAGTAGAAACATGGCGTGAAGTGTATCGTGTGTTAAAGCCCGGAGCATTTGTTCTAAGTTTTTGTAATCCAGAATTTTATCATCGCATGGCTGTTAATGTAGATGACGCGGGCTTTCGTCCTATGGATATGATCTTCTGGATGAACACTACTAAGATGGCCAAGACCAATCGTCTTAAGCCTGCCCACGAACCAATCTTTGTAGCACAGAAGCCACTAGAAGGCAGCATTGCCAACAATGTCAGCAAGTACGGAGTAGGTGCTATTAACACAGAAACAACTCGTGTGCCATGGAATGGCGAGCCTCCTAAATATCCAGAAGGCGGACACACTCGCAGAGCATTTGGTAATGACGTTGCCAAAGCTGCTGATCAAGGCACGGAGTTAGTTGATGCTAATCCAAACGGCAGATATCCTACTAACATCATCGGACACTTTGACGATCCAGAACACCAAAAGTATTTCTACGCACCTAGAGCAACTAGAGAAGAGCGTGGAGAGTACAACGATCATCCTACACCAAAACCCATCAACCTCATGCGATACCTGTGCAGGATCTACAGCCCAAAAAGCGGCACAGTATTAGATCCATTCTGTGGCTCGGGTACAACAGGTATTGGCGCACTACAAGAAGGCATGAACTTCTTGGGTATCGATGTTAGTGAGCACTACTGTGATATCGCCCGCAGACGAATACAGGATAATTGGGACAATAATCCAAAAGAAAAACTGTTTGATTACGAATAGATTGACAAAATTATAAACTGACCATATAATATACATACAATAATAACAAGAGGCAAGTATATGGACACAGTTTTAGCACTTTGGTTAATGGCATTTGCCAATAACGCTTACAATGAACTAACTGCACCACCGCCCCAAATCAAAGTAGAAAAAGTAACAGTACCGGCAGAATTATATTACCCGGATCTTGCTCAAGACATGTGGGATCCAAATTGGATTAACAAGAAAGGTTAAAATGCGAACACAACCACAAGTTATTATTCAACGCCTTGAGGCAGACAATAGTCGCCTTGCCAAAGAAGCAATCATCAAAGATGCTATGGATGAGGGACTCGATGAGTTCTTTGAAGGTGTTAAGATGGCCCTGGACAAACTTTATACCTTTGGTGTTAAGCAAGTTCCTATCAAAGAAGAAGACAGCGGACAAGGACTCAGTTGGGATAACTTTAAAGAGCTAGCTGAACATTTGTACAAGCGTCAGATTACAGGACACGCTGCTCGAGACGCTATCAAGTTGGCTATGGATGTAGCAACCAAAGAACAGTGGAACGATTTCTATCGACGCATTCTTATTAAAGATTTGCGTTGCGGCGTGTCTGAAAAGACTGTGAATACCGTAGCTAAGAAATCTAAAAAGACACAGTACTCAGTGCCTGTGTTTGAATGTATGTTGGCCCACGACGGAGCCAATCACGAAACTAAAATCGAAGGCACTAGAATTCTACAGCCTAAGTTGGACGGAGTTCGTTGCCTAACTGTCGTTGATTATGAAAGCAAAACCGTAATACAATACACTCGCAACGGCAAAGAACTGTCAAACTTTACTCACATCACTGATGCACTACTACAGCACCTTGAAAGTTTTGGTCGTAGTTATGTACTGGACGGTGAAGTTGTCAGCAAGAGCTTTCAAGATCTTATGAAACAAGTACACCGCAAAGACGATGTCAAAGCAGGTGATGCTCGATTGATGTTGTTTGATATCATTCCACTCAGCGAATTTAAGACTGGTCAAAGTACCATGGGCCAGAAGCGTCGTCATAACTTCCTTAAGACTTTCCAAGAAGTGTTTGACAAAGTCGGCTATGTTGATGTTATCCCACAAATTGAAGTTGATCTTGACAGCTTTGTTGGGCAGGTAGAATACAAAGACTACAACAAGAAAATGGTTGAAGATGGGTTTGAAGGTATCATGATCAAGAACCCAGAATCAAAATATGAATGTAAGCGTTCGACTTCGTGGTTAAAGATGAAACCGTTTATCGAAGTTAGCCTAGCCGTAGTTGCTGTAGAAGAAGGCACCGGTCGCAACGAAGGCAAATTAGGTGCGTTGGTCTGTGAAGGTGAAGATGATGGTAAGTTCATTCGTGTCAATGTTGGTTCAGGTCTTTCAGACGAACAGAGAGCAGAATTTTGGGAGTCTAAAGATACGCTCATTAGGCAAGTCGTGGAAGTCCGTGCAGATGCAGCAACTCGGAGCCAAGATAGCGAAGATGTATGGAGCCTCCGGTTTCCGAGGTTCTTACGTTTCCGAGGCTTTACAAGAGGTGAAAAAATCTAAAATGGAAAAGTCAGCTATCAAAGATCTAACATATGGTGGTCTTATGGAGATCATCAACAATTCTAAATTCTACTATCACAGCTCAGTGGGATCCAGCTACAGCCATTTGACTGAAGATGGCAAACTAGCTGTGGTAGAGTTTATGGATATGATTGCTTGGAAAATGATTGAGGCTGAGAACGCCGATTTAGATCGTCGTGCCAAAGACCAAGTTTTAGCAGAGTTGAAGAAAGCAGAATAGTATGATCGATAAAGAATTTGAATACAATAACGAGGAAGAAGCCGAAATGGCCCAGATCCATAGTATTCATTTACACATGAATGCCGTGGCAAATGTTCAACGACAGTTGGAAAAACAACGGCAGATGGCCAGTGCTGAGGATTGTGTGGAGTGCGGGGAATCTATTCCCGAGGCTAGACGGTTAGCAGTGCCCGGAGTTCAGTTGTGTATCTATTGTAAGTCTAAGAGTGAGCAGCGAGTTTAGAACCAGGCATTGACTGCTTGTTTAGAACAAAAGTTGATAGCTTCGTTCCACATCATATCCCCTTCTAGATTGAACATCATTTCGCTAGATGGGTTTTTTAATATCAACCAACTCTGTTCAGGTATCCAAGGTTCAACTCCGGATACTTCTCCTTCTAGTTGATCTCCTGTCCAACTAGAAAATCCCAAGAAAGCTTTCCACTTAGTAGGTTCTGTGCCGTTCTCAATATAGCTGAACATCATTGAGTCGGACGTGATGTTTATTTCTGAATTAACTGATTTAGTTCTACTGGTCTGCCAGTCTTTGGTATGTAGTACATGTACTACATTGTTATGTACAGGGCCGCCCCAATTAACTTCAATGTCACCTATCTTTCGAAAGTCATTGTTTTCAGTAATTTGAGCAATGGTATAAGCAGTGGGTCTGTTAAGCACAAAGCCCATAGAGCCTTGCGAACCGTGTGCTGTTAATAATATCACCGACTTGGCAAATCGAGGATCTTTCATGTTAGGCGGAGATATTAGGCAATCTCCTACCCGTACTTTGTTAGTTTGGATTTTATTCATTTACGACCAATCAGGTAATGGTCCGCCGTATTTTTTACCTTTGATTTTCTTTCCGCGGACTTTGACTCGCTCGCTGCCTACTTTATGGCTCTTTCCTCCGTCCCTTGATCGATAACCTTGACTCTTACATGATGCTAATTGGCTAGCACCTAATGCTGAATCAGGCTTACCTGATGTACATAGATCACGACTGGCCGGTTCTTCCTGCACTTGATCTTCCATTGGAACCAGTTGCTTTTTGTGTTTGACATCGCCTTGCTTGTCAGCTCGCTTCTTGTCCTTGTGAGCACCAGCACCTGCGTTGATGGCGTTCTTGGCTACGAAGTTACGAGGTTTCGATGGCTCGACTTTGATAGTCTTGGCTTCTGAGATAATATCTTTGATTTTCATGATCTAATATTTATTGCTTTATACTACTTTGGCAATAAGACTTACTGCCTCATATACTTGTCGAATTACCACTTCTCTATCAGCTATGACCTGTGCAGCTTTAACATCTCTAACTTCTGCTAGTAGATAATCTCTTTCTTCTTGAGATATTTCACCGTTGGCATAGGCTTGTGCTATTTGTTCTAACTCAGCAGCAAGTCCGTATGCTTCAGCGTTACCGCCAGCTTTCATTTGTTCTAAAATTTCCATTATCTACTCTCCCATGATGTTCTTGCTGCAGATAGTCTTCCGTCTGCTGTTTTCTTTCCTAACTCGCAAAATACTTTAGACCCACCTTGATTCATTTTTTCTGCGTGTTTGGCCAACCCTCTCATATTCTGTGATTGTGGGTCTTTTCTAAATTCAGTGTAAAGAGCCAAACGATCAGCATTCTCATAAACTGATTTCCACCCTCGAACTTCTGCAGCGCAATCCACTTGATCCAAACTAACTTTGGTATCTACCCACATTCTAACTAATTGTGGATCGTGGGCACGAGGCCAATACTGTTGAATTGTAGAACAGCCCGATATTGTTAATACTGCCAGTGTTGTTGCTATTAGTTTGTAAAACATAAGCTTCCTCTTTATTTGTATGTATCTCAAATTACTTTGACCAAGCTAAAACAAACATCAGCTTGTGTGGCTCGTATTTAAATCCTACTGCGAGCTCATTGTACTTTTGCGGGTTATTATGATGCCATGCCCAGTGAGAGTAGCGTTGTCCTACATGATCGTATAACCAATGCTCAATCTGTTCAACACCCCAAATCCAATCCATCTGCGGCTCGTCTTTTAACGGCCATGCAACTTTTGCTGTATAAATGAATGGGTGTCTATCCCAGAGCATCTGCATGATTTTATCCAGTAAATCTCCAAGCTGTACTTGATGTGAATGGCTGTCTTAAAAATCTATTAGGTGCAGATTGAAGACTCTGTAAGTCTGTATATCCTCCTCCTGTATTAGAAAGCCTAGATGCTACTGAGTTTTCAAGAAGAAAATCTGTAACTTTAATTTGATCATAATTAGATCTAGATTGAAGCCACTGTGCGATTACTCCTGTTACCTGTGGAGCTGCCATTGATGTTCCGTTTAATTTTGTAGCCTTGAATGTTGAATTGCCGGGATAATCTACACTTCCACCGGCAGCAGTTTCTTTTGTCGAGCCTGCCGGAATAGCACTCATAATTGCTTCTCCCGGAGCCCATACAGTTATTCCAGGTCCGCTGTTACTAAAAAAACTTTTGCCTTCGGGCTGTGCTAATTTTACCGATCCTACAGTTATAACTCCTGCTACATTTGCTGGAGTTCCTCCTCGGTGATAAAAGATTGTTCCATTCACCGAATCGGTGTATGAATTGTCGTAATCGACTCCACCAAGAACATCAATCTTATGTGCAAAATTTCCTGCGGCAGCAACCATAATAATTCCGTCATCGACACAATCTTCAATATCGGCATCCACTGATGAAACTCTTACAGGATGAATAAATCTTGTTGGGCTCAATAATCTATTATAAATGGTCTGAACCATTCCATACAACGACTGCGGAGTCGTCGATGTCCATGGAGTACCTTGATAGACGCCACCCGTAATATTTTCATAAACTTTAAAATATCCCCAACTCATATTCACTACTGTAGGATTATTATTAATTTTTAAATTATGCCAGTTTCTTAACATAACCAAGCCCTGACTGATACCAAATGCTGCCGCGTTGTCAATGACTGTCATGGCATATATGTTCGATGATTTAGCCCATCCGTATAATCTTCCAGCCACAGTTCCTGCTATATGAGTACCATGGCCGTCAATGTCAGTATAATGATTAGAATTTTGAGTGTATGTTCCAGAAAGACCGCTAGACACTGGCCAATCAATTTGCTGAAATCGTGATGCTGTACCTAATCGATTTAACCATTCGGGGTGGGTGGGCACAATGCCACTATCCATAATTACTACATCTACATCTTTACCATCTAACGGGTAAGTGTGTGTAAAATTTAGATCTGTTCCACTGGTAAATGGGTCCGCAACACCTGTACAAGACGGGAATGCCCAATTAAAATGAGTGTTTAACAGGTCTGTAGTTTTTGAATATAATCGATCAGTGTCCGTGGCGTTCGACGATAATATTATACCATTTTCAATTTTGGTTCCATATCTAACATCTACTATTCGAGAATCACCTTTAAGTAGTTCTGCTTCTTCTCGTGTTAAAACAAAATCTACGTTTCTTTTACTGCCTGGTTTCTCGTCATACAATTCGACAGCTCGGTTAGGCATGTAACTATTATGATTTTTTCCAGATACCATATCCTCGATAAAGGCATCAACATCTACACCTTTACGTAATGTAACCACTGCTTTATTTTGATCTTCAGTACTCATTTTTAAATTCCATTTGTTAAGGTATTATAAAAATAATACCCTGTTCCGTTAAGAGTAAATGCTCCACCATTGATATTAAACAATGCCTGGATAATTCCCGATCCTCCACTGTTACCGTATAATATTCTCATAGGATATAATAATCCGCCCGTCAACGAATACACCCCACTTGTTCGTGTTTGTGAGCCATGCAGTCCTCCATTATTGACCGCCGCATTACCTGTATTAAATCCTGATGACGCAATACTACCTATCCACAAGTATGCTCCGTCATCCGATACTGTTTGAAATTGATAAGCTCCGGTAGATGGTGCAAGGAAATATCCTACCCATAGATACGAAACTGAAGTACCAGAGGCAACGGTAAAGTTAATGGTGTTATAATCTCCGCCGGTAAAGGTAGCTCCGCCTGGAAGAAAATTTACGTTTTCATTATGATAATTCACTCTGGCATAGATGAATAATCCAGCAGCCTCTACTATTAGGGCAGGATCAACAGCGCCTCCGGGATCAACTCCCAATGACTTTCCGTAGAAGTTACTGATCGCTATAGTTGAAGACGGTGTGGTTATTCCACCCAATGATCTAACATTAGTATCATTCAAACTGATAGTGCCCGTAGCACTTTGTCCCAGTTCAAGAGCAATGCTCTGCCCGGCAGTAGTTCCAGCTAGACTTAGTGTGCCTGAAGCATTTAATGGCATTATCTAGATCCTTCTAATGCTGATAACCTTAACATCAGTTGTTCTATCATCAATTGTTGAGCAACAACCTGTGATTTTAACTGTGATATGTCCTGCTCGTGAGCTTTAACTCCTTCTATTAACAGTCCTGTTAAATTACCATAGGCAACACTGAGATATCCATTTTCATCAACTACAATCAGTTCTGGTAAAACTTTCTGGACCTGTTGTGCTATTACTCCCAGGCCGCGCTGTCCTGAATCTATTCTAGTAAATGTAACACCGTCTAATTGCAGTATTTTACCAATAGGGTCTGTGATTATTTCGATGTCTGTTTTAAGTCTTTGATCCGAGAATGCTGTAACGTTACCTGTGGCTGTTAAATTGCTTGAAGCATCTAAAACCAACGCCTGTGTTCCGCCCGTGCCCGGAGCACCTTCAGTGTTGGAATGTGTGCCCCCACGATGCCAGCGGAATGTGCCTCCCGATCTGTAGTAGAGGGTGTTAGCCTGTACGCCTATACCGTATGCTGTTCCAAACAGGTTTAACATCTGTCTGGTACCCGAGCCCATACTGATGTTGGCTGTGTTATTAGTTGAAATACCGTTGTTAATCGTTACAAGACTGGAGAATGTTGTAGCGTTTGCTACTGTACCCCCGGAAAATGCAGAGGCAGTGATGTTAGTTAATCCAGAGCCATCTCCCACAAATGCCGCAGCATGTACGTTACCCGTAGCACCAATTCCACCCAGGGTCACTATGCTACCAGTAGTTGTAGAAGTACTGGCGGTGGTGCTTGAAACTGATAATGAACCACCTATTCCTGCAGCGCCACCTACATTAACTGCTCCACTAATACCCACTCCACCAGTTACTACCAAAGTCCCAGTGGTGGTAGTTGTTGATGATACGTTGGCCGGTAAAGTTAAAACTCCTGTTTCGCCGATGGTTAATCTAATATTTCCCGACCCGTCTGAAATCAATATGTTATTAGTAGCTCCGTTGATGGTAGAACCGTCGTTGCCTCCTATTAATATATTACCAGTACCAGTAAGCATGGCACTGCCTGCTGAGAAACCTATAGCTGTGTTGTTAGTTCCATCTATATCATGTAACGCATCATGACCTAGTGCTGTGTTTTGACTGCCCGGTGATGTGCCAAGAGACCCTGCACCCACGGCTGTGTTTGAACTTCCAGAACCCGTAGTCAATGCGGATGATCCGATGGCCACATTGTTATCGCCGGCAGTTTTTGCCTGCATGGCATATCGACCCACGGCCACGTTATCTGATGCTGATGTGATTGTACTCAACGTACCCAATCCTACAGCCACGTTCCTTAGTCCTGAAGTATTTAGGGCCAACGGAGCATCGTTACCAGCACCACCGCCAAGGGCCACATTAGTGTCTGAACCGACCCCCGAAGCACTGCCTCTGCCCACACGTATGCCGTTGAATCTACCATCAGGGCCCACATTGAGGTTACCCTGGATACCCACACCTCCTAACACACGCAATGCGCCTGTGGTAATAGATGTAGATGTTGTTGAGTTATTGACAAACACTGTGCCCGAAATAATACCGCCGTTGTAACCCCCAGATGCTGATGTCAGCACAGGAGTATAAGTGCCCGAGGGCGTGTCAAACACATATATCAGTCCGCCAGCATAAACGCTGCCCTCGACGCCCACACCCCCATTTACTATCAGCGCACCTGTGTCCTTGTTGGTGCTGACTGTGGTATTGGTGATATTGACCGCTCCAGAAACTGTACCCCCGTCGAACGCAGAAGCTGCGCCATCTACGTAGTTTTTAGTGGCCACATCATCGGCTGCTATAGGGTCAGCAACACCTCTAATCTTGGATACTCCGCTGAGTAAAAGATCCCCGGGCATGTTGATATGAAAGTCGGAACCCGATGTCCATTTTGGCGCACCTGTGTCCGAATTTAATATATCAGTAACTGACAGTGTGCCCCGTACTGTGGCATCATCAGTTACAATTAGATCATCTACAGTCACAGTATTGGTAATAGTCGCTGCTCGAGCAGAAGTCGCACCTCGGGCTAGAACCGAGTCTAGGGTATCTGTTTCTGTATATGATGTTAAAAACCCACTGAGATCAGGGGGTGTATATGTGAATACGCCCGTGGTATTGCTATAGGTCAGTGTGCTGGTACCCAAGGGAGCCAATGACACTGAGAACGCAGTAAGATCTACACCGCCCCCACCACCACCTCCGCCTGTAGCAGAGATCACACCCGAGCCATTGATTGTAACACTAACCCCATCTACCTTGACCAAACCAAATACAGTGGTCGAAGCTGCGGGTATAGCTGAGATAGCTGTGGTAATATCTGTGAGTGTGGCCACACCTGCGGGCACGGGCAAGTTGGTTAATAGACTGCCGTCACCCTCAAAAGCATCAGCCACGATGGTGCGTGAGCCAAAATCCACAGATCCCGTACCACCGCCACCACCTTGTATGTTTGAAAGATCTGCTTTGAGCAAGGCTACACCACCACGCTGATCACCCATGATAACCAACTCGTTGGTGTCCTGGCGCAGGAATAGCTGACCCTGTTCAAAGTCCTGACTGTTTAGGAATTCCTGTTCTTCTGGTCGTAATCTTAGGCTTTTTACCTGTTCTGTCATTGTTCAATCCTCGATCACATATTTAACCTAAATGTCCAGACTTAACAGCAGCGAAGCTGCACCGCGGCTAGATTTGATATTCAGGAGCTCTATGATCCACATAGTCCCAATCAGGTCTGCGCACCAACAAAGGCCAACGCAATATGATAAAAGTTTGATAACGAGGCGGTATCCAAAAGTCTATACAGTCGCCCTTGATACTCAAAGCACCCCCGTACTGCTGCACATCCTGCCATACCAACTCCTCGTCATAGGGCATGACAGAAGTCAAACGATAGCAACAGAGTACAGAATTAGGGTGAGTCACTGATTACTTAACCATAAATATTCATATGATATCTATATTAGAATCCCTTGAAGCAGCAGTCGTAGTCACAGTTTGGACCATTTATCAAATAGCCAAACCCGCAGCGATAATCATAGCCCTAGCTTACATAATATCCCTGATATAAAAACATGCAGAAAATACAGGTATATTATCTAGTGGAAGCGGCAACTGGGCGTAGATGTAGGTACTATCGAACACAGACTGGCGCAAGAATAGCACAGAGACTGAGAAACAAGCACAAGGGTTTTGAGCAGGTACATGAACGTATTGTACTTGACTCGGGTGAAGAACAAGAGCTGTGCCAAACAAACAGCAACGAACTTGTCATTGCCACATATAGTATCATAGAAGATTGGATTGACCTAAACCTAGATGAATAAAGACACAAGACTACCGGCATTAATAATCAGTGTATGTATAGTGATCATTTGGTATCTAATACACATATAATGATCTACTAGACACATATACACTAAACACATAGGAGCGAACTATGACAAATCAACAGTATAGATCCTGGATAAGATCTGATCTACTAGAACTGGCCAGCAAAAAATTCCCCAATAATCCCAGACTACAGATGCTGTATCAGATTGGATTCTTACAAGCACAATTGGCACAGAGCATGGCAGATGATAATCGTGCTAGCTATAAGTTTAATCAAGCTATTATACACAGCAACAATCAGTTCAACGAACTATGAAACAGCCCATGTATAATTCAAAGCTGAAGCTACGATTTTGGCTATTGACACAGCGAGCACAACTGCGAGGACTAGTGGTAGATATACGTGTATAGGCCCCGCTGCTAGCTCTAGACACAGTGTGCGTATGTGTGCGATTGTGCGTGTATAGTGTGAGATTGTGTAGTGTTGATGTGTATAGTGAGAGCCATAGTGGGCAACGGGTGTGAGGAAGTGTGATAAAGTGCAGAATTGTGTGTATTTTTTGTATGCCTCATTAACCGATCCAATTCTCAACTATAAACCACCCTTATAATCTGTATTCACCATGCTCAAACGGTCCAATCGGCCTATTTTACAGGCGTCTATACGCTGGTTTTTCTCATGATTATCCACTGTAGAACCACTATAATCCACTATAGAATCACTGTGCTAACAGCAGCGATCCATTCGAACTGTATCTACAGTAGGCCCCGCTGCTAAGGATTACACACAGTGAAGATCTACTCTATATACACTATGCATATACACATATACACTATACAGTTGTAGATCAGCCACACGCATATACACATATAGATTGACACTACACTCAATTGATCGTATAATATACACATGTTAAAGACATTAGTTACTGTTAGTTTGATCATCACTGCGACAGGCTGCGCATCAAATGGTTCTGGCTGCTATAGAGATCATCGCGATAGGTCATATGATCCATGTCGTGGCACCAGCTTGATGCAGCAGTTGCCCAATTGGGATAATAGGCTCACTATACTGGATGCACAGCAAGGCCCCGCTGCTAGGGATATCGTGATCATCAACCGTTGAATTCACATATACACATATAACACGCAATGACCTTACCAGACGAACGTTATCGGAGTCTAGTGCAAACTAGGCGGTTCTTGTTGGATCTCTGTAACAGTGAGCACACACCCAGAGTACCAAAAATCGTTCGAGACACAGCTAGATCTATGCTGCGTCACTATCCCTCAGATTGGGAACTTGATCGTCTAGCTGCTGCTGCGCCCGACATCCTACAGCAGCGCATGGATGATCTGCATCGCATGATTCTCAGTCACGAACAGCAGCAGCGTGAAAAAACCATTGACAACTCGGAAGGCAACTAGTACAATACACATCAAGGGCCTCTAGCTCATGCTTGGTTAGAGCAGCGGACTCATAATCCGTTGGTGCCGTGTTCGACTCACGGGGGGCCCACCACACATGCGACCTTGGTGAAATAGGTAGACACAAGAGACTTAAAATCTCTCGCAGCAATGCGTTCCGGTTCGATTCCGGAAGGTCGCACCAGAATATCTGCCCGTAGCTCAACTGGATAGAGCAACAGCCTTCTAAGCTGTAGGTCGGGGGTTTGAGTCCCTCCGGGCAGGCCAGTACAGCAGCAGCGTAGAACATGTTAGAACCAAGACGACCTCCTAACCCCTTCGATCCACTGGACGACCTATGGCGCTGGTACGATCAGCTGTGGCCCTTGCAGCGTGTGGGATTCTGGATCTGCATCGCTGTGATGATGGCAGCAGCAGGGATATGGATCTTTAGATAACCCTAGACAGCCTAAGGGCTTTGACATTTTGGTTGCTCTTTTAGCCAAATGGCCGTATAATACATGTATGACACAGACAACTAGCACACGTAAAAAGCGCACAGACCGCACACACATCATCTACGAGATCGTCACAGATCAGGGTTCGTACATAGGTGTCACGGCCAAGACTGAAAGCACTGTATTAAAGAGCATACGTGCCAGAGCTGCCAAACACTTCTATCGTGCCAAAAAAGAGAGCAAGGACTGGTTGCTCTGTGAAGTACTGCGCGGCTACACAGACAAGAGCCAAGTTGATATACGTGCTGTTGAACTGATACGTGGCAAGCAGCCCGCACACACTCGTGAGCGCGAACTCATAGCTGTCATGATGCCTGCACTGAACACAGACAAGAGAGGCATGTAGTTCTTGACAGCAGCAGATTTTGAGCATATAATAGAGTCATTGTAACGTTAAGGAGCCCAAATGATCACAGCAGAAAAGCTTGCTACCCTTACCCAGTTCTCAGCAGCAGCATTAACTCGTGCAGTGCAGCTGCAGGGCTACAAAGGGGATTCGTTCAACAGTGCTCGTTTCGTGGGCATCACTAATGCCGGACAGTTCTGCTACACTGTTACCTACGATCAGGACGGCGACACCGAGCACACCAAGGTGTTCCTTACCTATGATTCAGGTGCGGGCACTGTGACAGCAGACTATTAATTACACAAGGAGCGAATGATGCAACGACACTATGACGAATTGGCACGTTACGAGCGCGATGGCTTTGACGTGATCGTAGACAAGACCTGGGAGGACATCCCCTTAGCGGACTTGTTTGATACATCCATTGATCCAGACACGGGCAAGCCCTACTTCGATGTTGAGGACATGTCCCGCAAGATCGATCGCTGCGAGCTAGACTACTTCATGCTGCGTGTTCGTGTGCTGCTTGATGGGCACGAATTGGGCTCACATTACGTGGGTGGCTTCTTGTACGAGGATGCCCGGGAAGTGCTGCGTGATGGCGTTGCCGAGGACATGATCTATGAAGCAATGATGGAAGCTCGGGAAGAAGCCCGCAGACTCGTAGGGTTTCTCAACAAAGTCATTGACACAGAGACAGTTTGAGCATATAATAGAGCTATTGTAACAACAAGGAGCGAACGATGGAACGAGTACTTTTTAGCACTGCTGGCGATGGCTACTGGAGCAGAGCACAAAAAACAGTAGAGATCACAGACATGCAGCTGGGCTATGTCGCAGACGACATGGAGTTTGGCGAACTGTGCGTGTACTTTAATACAGACACTTGGGACGTTAGCAAAGACGGCTTGATCTATACAGACAGCCTGTTTAAAGAAGAGCTGATGCATTTTGTTAAGCAGCATGGCTTGGTAGTAGATTTGTGCTACAGTGAGCAGGGCATGCAGGGTGACGACTATGTGAGCTTTGACGTGGGCGCAGAGTTCCTGCAGAGCTGGAATAAAAAGTTTGGCAACAATCTGCAGAAATTGCTTGACACAGAGACAGTTTGAGCATATAATATACACTTACACACAACACACAGGAGCGAAACATGGAACAAGCACAACGCGAATACTTTATCCGTCGTCTTAACGAGATCGCACAGGATAAGATCCAAAACAAAGCACAAGAACTATTTGGCCCTACAGGCCGTCCGCAACAGCCTACATGGGGCATGGTGTTTGAAGGCATCCGCTCCGGCGACATTACGCTGAAAGAGGACAAAGTGGATTACACTGGTCCTTACCTTAACCCCTCCGATGTTGTTTGGCCTGCTATGGAAGCAAAGGTAGCAGAGTTGGACACATACCGCAAGACTGTGGAAGTAGAGCGCCAACGAGCAGAAGACTTGGCAATGCTGGACGCAGACGCACAGAAAGCCCTTGACGTGTTCCAGGGTATTTAAATTAGTGATTGACACGGGCTTCGGCCCGTGTTATAATCTAGGCTAAGTTAAACAAAAGGAGCGCGAAATGGCAACACGATCTACAATTGCTTTGGAATACGCAGACGGCACAGTCGGACAAGTCTATTGTCACTGGGACGGCTATTTGGATAACAACGGCAAGATCCTACTCAAACACTATCAAGATCCCTTCAAGCTGCGCACACTCATGGACCTGGGTGATCTTAGCTCACTGCGCCCCGAGGTGGGTCTGCAGCACAGCTTCGATGATCGGGAGGCCGGCGAACATCAATGCACATTCTACGGACGCGATCGCGGCGAGTCAGGCACTGAAGCCAAATCGTTCAAGGACTTCGCAGACTACGCTGAGAACCACCAGCATGAGGAATACGAGTACATCCTGCGCAAAGACGGCAACTGGTATGTCAAGGCCTACGATCGTCCCTACGTGCTGTTGGCTGAGGCCATTGCTGACGAACTGATCGAAGCCGAAATGGCGGAAGATATGTAACCCGTCGTGTTGTAGGGTTATTGGGCTTGACAAACGAGCCCAATGACAGTATAATACATTTTTAACACACACATA